GCCGTATCGCATATAATCCGCGCCGTCCGTCCTCAAGTTATGCGCGATGGAGTCCAGGCGGTGCGGGTCGATTCACAAGGCAACCCGATAATGACCGAAGATGGCAAGACCCCGCAGGGTATCGAGGAGGTCGTCGAGGAGCTTAAAGTCTCCGACGCTTTCTTGTTTGCCGAGTCGAGCGGATCGGGTGCAAGCGGCGGCGAAGCCGCCAATGGCGCGGCGGGCAAGCCGCGAATACGTCGATCCGAGATCGGCAGATACATCAACGAAGTCGCGGCGGGCGAGGTGGAGGTCGTCGAAGGCTGAAGCATTAACGCAGTAAGATCCACCACAGCAGCATCCCGCGCCTTTGTTCGCCGAGCGGCAGAGGTTGACGACCCCGAGGGTCTGGGAATTTTCGTCAACCATTTCTCAACAGGAGAACTGCCGCAATGGCAAACACACTGACCCCTCTCATTGACAAGCTGATCGCTCGCGGTCTGTCTGTCTTGCGCGAGAACGCGATCATGCCGCGTCTCGTAAACTCGACTTATTCCAATGTTGCCCGCGACAAGGGCGACACGATCACCGTCCCGATCGCGGCCGACATCACCGCCGCAAGCGTCTCGCCGAGCAACACGCTCGCCGCCGCAGGGGATACGGCACTGACGAGCAAGACCATCTCGCTCAACCAGTGGAAGCACGCCGGGTTTTATCTGACGGATCAGCAGATCACGCAGATCGATGTCGATAATTTCCAGACCCTCCAGGGCGACGAAGCGGTGCGCTCGCTGGCGAATAATGTTGACGAGTATATCCTCGGGCTGTACAAGGGCATTTACTCCCAGGCCGGGACCGCCGCGACCACGCCCTTCGGCTCCAATCTGAACGATTGGACGACTGGGGCGCGTACCAAGCTCAACAACCACAAGGCTCCGATGGACGACCGCGCCGTCGTCCTCGATGCAGATGCCGAGGGCAATGCGCTCAACAACCGCGCACTGCAAGACGCTTCGTATCGCGGCTCGACCGAGGGCATTGTTTTCGGGGACATCGGTTACGCCCTGGGCGCGTCCTGGCACTTGGATCAGAACGTCCCAACTTTCACCAACTCCAACGGCACCCCGACGAGTTGGCTCGTCAATCAATCGGATTCGGCAATCGGCGATACGACTGTCACCATCGACACCGGGAGCAACAACCCCGTCGAGGGCGACATCTTCACCGTCGCGGGATCGACTCAGCAGTTCGTCGTCTCCTCGTATTCGTCCAATGTCATCACCTTCGCACCGGCTTTGACGGCGGCGCTCAGCAACAACGCGGCCTTGACCTTTGCCGCGAGCCATGTCGTCAACGTCGCTTTTCAGCGTCAGGCGTTCGGCTTCGCGATGGCGCCGATCATGGACGCCTCGATGAATTCGGACACCATGCGCCAGGTCACCGACGAAAAGTCGGGCTTGACGATGCGCCTGGAGGTATCTCGCCAGGAGAAGCAGTGGAAGTTCGATTACGATGTGCTGTATGGGGCGACCTTGCTCCGTCCCGAGTTGGCTTGCCGCATCCTCGGTTAATTGAGGGATCGCTCGGCGCGGGCTTCGGCTCGCGCCGAGCATAACCGATAAGGATCGAGAATATGGCAAGCATACCGACAGTCAAGATTAAATCGGGCAAGGATTACGCGATCGTCAACGAGTCGGATTTCGACCCCGAGACGATGGAGTTGTATGACGCGCCCGAACCGAAGGCGAAAGCCAAACCGAAGGCCAAACCGAAAGCCAAGTAAATGGCGATTACTCTCTCAACAACGGGATATTGCGAGGCGACGGATGTCGGCGCGATGGTACAGCAATTTACTATCGACACCAATTCCGACCCCTCGACCGCTGAAACCGAGGCGTGGATCTCCGAGGATTTTGGCGAGATCAACGCGATCTTGAGGGCGGCGGGATATGCCGCGCCAGTTGCCCAGGCGGGCGGCTCGCTCGGCGGGACCGTCCTCCTCAAGGACAAGGCGAATTTGATGGACTCGATCATCTCGCTCAAGGCATCGAGCGGATCGTTGACCGGGACCGTCAGGCGCGGCGATTTCTTCGTCATCTCGGGCGACGGGCAACGATATATGGCGACCCGCGACGACATCGTCAACACCGACGGCGAGATCGTCGTCGCGATCGAGCCGTGGATCGAGGTCGAGACGGCGGCGAATACAGCGGTCACGTATACCGCCGCCGTCGATGCCGCGAAACTGCTCAAGGGGTTAAATGCCACCATGACCGCAATACGCGTTCAGCGGGCGGCATATAGCTCGTCAGGCACTTCCGTCGATGAACTGGTGCAGCCGCTCATCGTTGAGCGGGATCGCATCATCGCGGGCTTGCAGGGCGGGTTGTATGACATCCCTTCCGCGGCGGTCGAGACGGTCGCGGGCGGCGGCACAATGTCCCTGTTGAGATCATAAGAGGATCAACCGATGGCAAACTGTACTATCGCCGATGTGCAAGCTCTGGTCCTCGGGCCGGGTGTGCGTTTTGCGCCCGCCGAGCATGAGAGGGTGCAAGAGGCGATCGACGCGACGGCGGTCGATGTGGCCGACGATGCGGGATACGTCGAGCTGATGGAAGCGAAGCGAGCCAATGCCGAAGCGGCGGCGGGTAAGTTGCTCAACCCTCCAAAGGCCAAGGCAAAGGCAAAGGCGAAAGCCAAATGATCGAGATCCGCGTCACAGGGTTGGAGGATCTGACCGACGCAACGGGCGAAATGAAAAAGTGGGGCGAGCGTCCCTTCGATGGGGGCGCGGCTCTTCGCATCCGCAAAAACTGGATGACCAGAATCGGGCAAGCGTTTGACAGTAAGGGCCAGAGCATCGGCACGAAGTGGAAACCGCTGTCGCCCTCATATGCCGCCTGGAAGGGTCGGCATTTTCCCGGTCGTCCATTGCTCGTATTGCGCGGCCCGATGAAGAAATCCCTGACCGAAGAGTCGTCCCGCAATGCGATTTTTAATCGACGAGGCGGGCGGCAGTTAATCCTCGGGACGCGGATCAAGTACGCCAAATTCCACCAGTACGGCACGAAGTATTCAGACGGCAAGACTCGGATGGTTGCCCGCCCATTTTTTAAAGTCGATCAAGGTCTGGTCAACGATTGGGCGAAAGAGATGGCAAAAGACGTTGAACTCGCTGAGAAGGGCAGCAAGCGATGGCGGGAACGATAAATCCACAAGATGCGGCGAATTCGATCATCACCGTGCTCAATTCGGGGATGACCGCAAAGCTCGCCGCCCTTGATACCTCGTACGACGATGGGATCACGCTCGATGGCGTCGATAAGTACTGGCGAGCGCCACAAGAGCAATATCCCGGCAAGGTCAACGTCGTGGTCGTCCCGACCTCGACGGAGGCTGTAAACTCACCCGACCAGAGAGAGATCAACTATCTCTCGATCGAGGTGATTGTCACCGGGTCGCAATCCTCGGCAACGTATTCTGGCACCGAGATGATCACGATCCGCTTATGGCGCACCTGTCGCGCCGTGCAAGAACTCGTAAATAAAACGACCCTGTCCGACGCAGTCGATCAGTGTTATGTCGAGCGGATCGACGCATCAGAAATCGGTGCAGACGGGACTCAGTTTGAACAACGAGCCGAGATTCAACTGCAAGTATATACCTCGTAAGGAGAGAGAAAATGGGAGTCGATAATTTCAGTTACGGCTCGGATCTTGTTGGGTTTTTCAAAGCCGAGTCCACGTATGGTACCGCAATCAAACCCGCCGCTGCCGATGCTTTTCGGGCGACCTCGATCACGATGGGCGCACCTGTCGGACGAGAGTTCCCTGGCGACCGGCGCAACACTCGCTCGCGCATCGAGCAGACCACGACGCGCACCCCGGTGCAACCCTGGTCGGCGAGCGGCATCCTTCGCCCCTCGGGGTCAGCAGGGACCGCGCCCGACATCGGCGATATGATCAAGCACGCGATGGGGACCGAGACGGTCGCGGGCGGCTCGTCGGTCACGTATTCGCTTCTCAAAGATCCGACCGCTTTATCGGGCGCGATTTATCGCTCGACGACGGATCTGACTGAAGGGGTATATGGGGCGATCGTTCAGAACCTGACGTTCAATTGGTCGGGCGATTCGTTTATCACATGGACCGTTTCGGGCGTGGGCAAGGAATACATCCAGACCGGCAATACGCTCGCCAATGGCGCAGGGTCGTCGGCGACCGCTTTGATTGTCGATGATGCCGATTTCTTCAGCAAATACTCGGTTATCTCTGTCGGCTCGACGGACGATGTGCAAGTCACGGCGGTCAATTATTCGACCAACACGTTGACGATCGCTTCGACCTCATGGTCCGACAATGATGCGGTCGCGCCATATGTGCCGACCGGGAGCTTCGCGGGAGATCCGCTTTTCGGGACGCAGGGGTCGTTGTCGCTCGATAACGGTTCGACGACGATCACGCACCTGGGCGGCTCGATCTCGATCAATACGGGGATCGATCTCCTGAACACCGAATTCGGTGGTTCGTCGGCGGCCGATGTGACCGTCCCGGCATACCGCGAGGTCACTGGGACGATCGATTTCCTTGTCCGTAAGGACGAGGTGTATCTCTTCAACGAGTTTCGGCGCGGGGTGCAGAAGGATGTGGTCATCACCCTCGGCGATACCGCTGCGAAGCGAATGAAGATCAACTGCAACATCACCGAGGTCGCGCCATCACAACGCGACTCGCCCGATGCCGATATGATCAGATATACGGCGAACCTCACCGCCCTGGCATCGAGCAGTGGCGAGGACGAGATCACTCTCGTCTTCGATTAAGAGATGACGCGACCCTTGAGCGGGTCGTCGGGGTACTGCGTCGCCTCGCCGTGCAATCTGTACGGAGTCCGATCCGCTCAACTATGACGCAGAGGGTTATCGATTATGGAACTGGGCATCACTTGGTTTCGGTATGTGCCAACATGGAAGGGCAACCGGGATCTGAACGAGGATGAGCAACTGTCGCTTGAGATCAAGCGATTGAAACCGATCAACACGCTGTATGACGAGGACGACGAGGCGATACACAAATGGCGAGACGAGCATCTCAAGCAATGGCTCGACGACCCCGAGCATGGCGGCAATGTGCGGCAGATGCCGGTCGAGGTCTTGAAATTGCTCAAGCGGTTCGTCAACCATACGCGAGGGTTCAAGGGCTTCGTCTTCGATGGGGTCGAGAAGACCGACCCGATCGATATCTTTCTCAATATCCCGAATCCGACGACGACCTCGCAAAACGACTCCCTCATCATGGAGATCGTGCAAGTCCTGGGCGAGACGGCGCATATGACAGGGGATGAGCTAAAAAACTTCGTGGCGCGGCAAGATGGTTTGCCCTCGGAAGCGGTCGCGGGTGCATAGCGTGTGCAGGGCGACGCAAGCCGAGGATGTGCCTTCATCCCGCAGGGGAGGACCGAGGCGGTCTCCTCGGCGAGGAGGCATATCTCGGATGCCCTGCTCGCAAGATCACCGATCTGAGTCGCGCACTTTATGAGATACATGCCCTCGGCCATTCAGCCCAACCGGGAACGTATCACCGCCACCTCGGATATTCCGAGTTGGTCGAAATGCCGTGCATCGTCGCCGAGGCGTTTAATGTCATCGCCGACGAGACGCACCAGATTTTAAGGGAATCCGATGGCGGCAGTAAAACAGGATCTGACGGTCGCGGTTCGGCTGAATGACCAGTTCAGCGACGGGATGCGCGACATACAGCGCGTCACTGGCGACACGTTTGACGAGAACAAGCCAGGATCGTTTCTCTCGGGCATCAAGGCCAGTACCGTCGCGCTGGGCGCGATGGCGGTCGGTGGCATTGCTGCGGTTGGGACCGGGCTTAAATCGGCTTTTGATCAAGCTCGCGAGTTTGAGCAATCAATGGCCGATGTCTCGGCGATCACCGGGGCGACGGGTGCAGAATTTGAAGCACTGGAAAAACTCGCCCGCGAGATGGGCGCGACGACCGCCCATTCTGCCACCTCTGCCGCCGAGGGTATCCAGTTCCTCGGCATGGCGGGATTCTCCACCGATCAGATTATGACGGCCCTGCCCGCGACCCTCGGGCTTGCCTCTGCGGCGGGCATGGAACTCGGCGCGGCTGCAGATATATCGAGCAACATCCTCTCGGGTATGGGTATGTCTGCGGGCGAACTGGACGGGGTCGTGGACAAGCTCGCGCAGACCTCCCGCAACGCTAATACCGATGTCGGGCAGTTGGGCGAGGCGTTTAAGATGGTCGGTCCCTCTGCGGCGTCGGCGGGCTTGAGCTTCGATGATACGACAACCTCTTTGGGCTTGCTCGCGAATGCGGGATTACAGGGCAGCATCGGCGGCTCGTCGCTCAACTCGGCATTACGCTCGATGATCGACCCGAGCAAAGAGGCGGCGAGAGAAGCGAAAGAACTCGGCTTGACCTTCAAGGATACGAACGGCAAGATGCTCCCGATGTCCAATATCCTCACGCAGTTGGAGGATAAGTCGGTCACGACGCAGCAATCATTTAAGATATTCGGCACCGAAGGGGCGAGGGCGATCAACGCTCTGCGGGCGCAGGGCATCCATTCGCTTCGCGCCCTCGATAAGAAGATCAAAGAATCGGGCGGCGTTGCCCAGGACATGGCCGAGACGCGCCTCGGATCATTCGATGGTGCGATGAAAAAACTGTCTTCGGGGATGTCCGAATTCGGCATTTCGGTCGGCGAGACATTTCTGCCGATCGTAACTAAAGTCGTCGAAGAGTTTTTGATCCCGGCAATCAACCGCACAAATGAATGGATCACCGCATTCGGCGGCATTGATACGATGTTTCGGGATGCCTTGACCTTTATAGTCAGTTTCAAGAATACCGCGATCAATATCCTCACCGAGTTGTTCAACAACGCCGATTTCGCCGAGGAATTCCTCGGTAATATCGGCGGGATCTTTGCGGCGGCGGCGGGCGTCGTAACGACCTTTGCGGTCGGATCGGACGGCAAGGGCGGTGCGCTCGGCATTATCATCGAGTTGGGCAAGATCATCTGGAAACCCCTTGAGCAGGGATTTCTCGCAATATGGGATGTAATCAAGTTTCCGCTTGTTGCCGGGGTCAACTTTATCTCGCAGACCTTTACCGACGGGATCAATGCGGTTATTCGACAGATCAACTCTCTCGGTGAGGTCTTCGGCGTTACCATCGATGAGATCGATTTTACCCCGATTGCCGTCGATGCTCCGAAGACGTTCAAGGAACGATGGGAAAATACGACGGACGCGCTCAGCAACTCGTTTACTGCTATCGATGATCACTCAAGCGATATTGTCGACAACATCGGCGCAAATGTCGATGAGGTGACAGGTGCAATCCGCGCCACGGCAGACTCGGCAGCTCATCATGTGGACAAAGGGATGGGCGAGGTCATCGATAAGTACGACGGCGCAACCGAGACGATGAAGAAAAAAGCACCCGCCGATGGCAAAAAGATCGGCGAAGAATTGACAAAGCCGATTGTCGTGGCGACTGAGGAGGTCGGAGAAAAAGCGGGCGGGTCGCTTCTTGGGTCTTTGGGCAGTGAGATCCGCGACCCAAAGACGGGGATCGGGCAAGTGCTTGTTGGTGGTTTGACGGACGTTATGCGAACAGGCGATTTCAAGGCGGGGATGACCACAATCGGCGAGGGTATTGGCGGGATGATTGGCGGCCCTGTCGGTGCGATCATCGGCGGGGTATTGGCAAGCAAGGCATGGGATATTGTCATCGGCTCGGGACCATCGGCGGCGGCTCGCGCCGAGGGTGCAACGGGCAGTTTTTTACGGGCCTTTGAAACCGCTGGCGGCGACATTAGCAGAATTGAAAACATCGATGAAGCATTTGCAGGTTTGGTCAAAGGTGTCCGCGACACCTCGGCACCGACGGGTCGAACAGCGCGATTCCAAGCAGGAGACAGGGAAAGCCCCGAGATTGCAAAGGTTGAATTTATAAAGGATTTAATGGGTTTCGGGGTGCCGAAGGAACAAGCGGTCAAATTAGTCGAGAATATCATCCCCAAAATGTTTCAGGGGCGCGGGTTGCCCAGCAATATCGTCCGCGACATCAATGCCGCATTGACAGAGGGATTGATCCAGGCAGAAATGGAAGATATTACAGCGGCGACTCTGATGCACGACTTTGAGGAAATGGTGACGGGTCGCGCCAAGGGGCGGCTTGGCATCACGCCCGCCGCCAATGGTTTTAACGGCATGGTCTCGTCGCCGACCTTGTTTTTGGCGGGCGAGGCGGGACCGGAACAGGTGGACATCACCCCAACCTCGCGGATGTCGGGCGGCTTCAGCGGCTCGGGCGGTGCAAACTTCCATTTCAATTTTTCGGTCAACACCATCGACGAGCAAGGGGTCAAGAGTTTCATCGAGGAAGACGCGAAGCCCTTTATCGTCCAAATGTTGAACCGCGAATCGACTCGCGGCTCGACCGTCATGTATTCGACAGGACTTACAACCGATCCGAGTGTATAAATGGCAAACGCACGAATTCTTTACAATATGGACACCTGGGACGGGGCGACGATCACCGGATCGTCTCAAGCAAATGCCGACCTCGTCCCTGGCAATGTCGTCCACGATCATGTCAGCAAAATGTGGAGGACGACCGGCAAGGCGAGCGAGAATATTGTCTTTGACCTCGGCTCGGCGACGAAGATCACCGTCTTCTCGATGTTTACGTTTAACCTGACCGCCTCGGCGACCGTGACCCTCCAGGCCAATGCAAGCAACTCCTGGGGATCGCCCTCATACTCGCAAGCCCTCACCATCGCGACCAACGCCGACGGTACCGTATTACAGCGGATCGTGTATTTCTTGGATCAGACATATCGATACTGGCGGGTCACGCTTGCCGACTCGGGCAATGCCGCGTCATACCTCCAGATCGGCCGTATCGCGGCGGGCGAATATTACGAGCTGACGCGAAACATCAACCAGAATTTCAATATCACGATGTATGACCCGAGCGAGGGCGATCGGGTGCCAGGGCGGCAGACTTTTTTCCGCAATCGCAATCGGTATCGGCGGGCGACGGTGCGGTATAACCTCCAGAGCCAGACGCAGACGGATAAGCTGTCGGCGATCATGGAGAAGACCGGCAATTCGCGGCCCCTCGTCCTCGCCCTCGATCCGACCGACCGACCGAGCAAGGACTCGATGTATTGCTATCTCGAAACGCCATTAAGCCAGGCGCACCAGTTTATCGGCAATTATAGCACCGCCAGCCTCGTATACGAGGAAAAGACCGAGTAAGCGATGGCATTCGACCAAACCAGTTCAATACAAGACTGGCGGCAACTCGTCGAGATCGCCTTGACGGGCAAGACGCTGTACTATGCCCGCGACCCGGTGACGTTTGACGATGGGACGGTATACGACGGTCGATTGCTCAGTATGTCCTCGATGACCCTTTCGGCCGGCCAGTTGCTCGACCCTCGGGTCACGATGCCCTCGTTGACGCTCAATCTGGACAATAGCGACTCGGGCATCTCGGATCTGATGGAAAGTTACGAGTGGAGCAACAAGTCGGTCACCGTAAAAATCGGCCAAGGCACCGCCGCTGCCGATTACACCACCGTATTTGTCGGCACGATCCTCTTTCCTGGCGGCATCCAGTTTGACGATACTGTTGCGCGGATCGAACTCGATGACGAGCGGATGAAAGACGAGAAGGTCTTGCCGACCAATAAATTTTTTGTTTCCACTTACGCAAACGTCGAAGAGAAATCCAAAAACCTCCCGATCCCTCTCATATATGGCGATTGGCGCACCACTGCCGGGGGCGGCGAGAAAGTGCCGTGTTATTGCATTAATACCACGAACCGCACTTTCAAGATCGCGTCCCATGCCATCAAGGAGATCCAGGCGGTTTATAAAAATGGCGTTGCGGCGACCCTCACCTCAACCGATCTGGCGAATGCCGAGTTTGTAATGGCCGATGCGTATGATCAGGCGGTCGATACGGTGACGGCGAACATCCAAGGGGCAACCCATAATGGCACCAGTGGCGGGACGCTTCTGGAGTCGCTTCCTGACATCGTGGAGGATATTCTTAAGACGCATCTCGGCGTATCGTCGGGCAATATCGACTCGACGGCGTTCTCGACCTGGGAGACAAACCTCGGCACGGTTAAGGCGCGGCGACATATCGCGACGGAAGCATCGTCAAACGCGTTGATCACCGACGCCCTCGTCGAGGGCTTTGCCGATCTGATTATCCTCGATGGCAAGTACGTCCCGCGATACCGCATCGCGGGCCTGACGGGACTCGACTCGTATCGAGATTTTGACATGACGGCGCGACGAGATGGGGTAAAGCAATTTCAAGTCGCCAAAGATCCTGAGCGGATTACCCTCAACCAGATCGTCGCCAGTTATCGATATGACCCTGCGAACCTCAAATTTGCATCTCGCTTTGACCTCGACGACGACGCGGCGATTGCCCTCGTCGGCACGACCCGCCGCCGCCGAATGCAGTATAACTGGCTGTATGTCGATGCCGATGCCGAGACGCGGGCCGAGCGGGAATTGTATACCTTCGCCGCCGAGCTTGAAATGGTGACGGTCGGCATCGGGCCGAGGTCGCTCACGAAAGTCCCGACTGATCAGTTTCGCCTCACGTATTCCAAATTCACCGACGCGAGCGGTTTCGGGGTGCCGATGATGATCCGCGACATCGCGATCGACTTTAATCAGATGAGAAGCACGATCCGCGCCTGGAATGTCCTGACCCTCTCGCCAGGACGATGGACCATATCGACCGCGCCGACATGGTTATCGAGCAATCTGACGCAACGCGAGGAGCATGGTTTCTGGACCGATAACGACGGGTATGCCGACCCCTCGGGAACACCTGACGAAACATCAAAACGGAGTAAGTGGTTTTAATGGCATATACTGCGGGTTTCAGCGTAAACGTCGGCGATCCGACGAAGGCGAGCGATGTCACGACCCTCGCCGCGAATGACGATTTCCTCAAAGCGGCGGT